AACTCGTAAGAACCCACAGCGAGCTGTGTGTCCCCACGGTTCGTAACAAACACGTTCATTAGAACTGTACAACGTCACCGTAAACTTGGAAGTTCACAGTGTTGCTATTACCAGAAACTGTGGTCACGTTCACATAAAGTGCAGATGTCAAGTTACCAGTAACTGAAGTTGTAGTGGAGTAAGGCGTTGCTATGGTCAAGTCTTGGTATCTGCCCGCTGCAGTGATGTTACTCAAAGCCACGTTAGCAACTATCGCATTGGATGCGTTGCCGTCATTGCTTGTTGTAATCGTCACATAAGCAGACGAAACAGACCCTGTAGGATTGTTAACAGTAATTCTGCGAGGAATCACTGCACCAGAACCCACTGCAGTCCCTGAGTTTGTGAGGCCACCATTCAACAAAGGAATAGTGGCAACCGCATTACCCAAGGCTGCCATAGACACAACCGTAGCTTGACCAATACGCCCACTCCCAAATGAGTCTAAATATAGCTGACTGACTGAATCGGGATTAGCCATTGTTCACTCCTTATGATGCGTTGTAAGTGCCAGACACGTTCTGTCCACCGTCAACAGTCAACAAAGTAACTGTAGCGTTGGTAACAGAAGAGTTGGCAAACACGTTAACACCGTCAGAGAAAATCATACCGCCAGTATTGTTTGCTAGAACAATAGAGGTTGCTGTTGCGTTACCAGCTGTGTTAACTGCTGAAGTGGCCTGAATGGTCACGTTAGCAGTGGGAAACACAATGTACACACCAGCGGGAATGACGTTACCAACTGTAGTTGCGGGAGTAGTGGTAATCTGGAAATACGCACCAGGCGTATTAGCGACCGCACTTGCAAGGATAATTTTATTAAGAGCTAATGCCATTTCAAATTCTCCTTATAGTGACAAGTAGTTGTAGCCAGTGATCTTAGACATTGACTTGGGCTTGACAGACACCAATTCAGCAATCATAAGAACAGCACCGACATAACCGATTTGCCAGTTGGGTAGAGTGGACTCAAACCCTGTGAACACAAACGAACCTTGCTCGTGGATATAGAGCGACAAGTAGTTAGTGTTGAGGAAGTACACTGTGCCTTCTGGGCAATAGGGGTCTGGATAGATTGGCACGCCAGCGACCATCAATGCACGGAATGCAGCTTGAGGACCGTTGTTGTCACCGTCAAAGCCAGAGCCTGGGGTAATAACATACTGCTCTTGACCAACAAAGTCTTGAGCCAATAGTGTCCAAGTACCAAATCCGCAGACACCGAAAGAAGGCATTTCTGCGCCTTTTTTCACTGTGCCAGAGATGTACTGAAGAATGTTTTGACGTGTGGGGTTTACGTTACCAGCTGCGTAAACCTTAGACTGCCACCAGGTGTAGGTGGAACGGTTGATGTTACCGTAAGTAGTCTGGTATGTTGCACCACCTGTACCATCATCCACAGCAGCGGGCAAACCGATGAACTGTTGATTGTTGGTAGTGTTGTTGTACAAGGCCGTTGCCATTGCGTCCATCATGACGTTTGTTGCGTCATTCATACGGGCTTCAATCAACGGGATAATTGCAGCATCTTGTTGAGCAACGCCTTCCATACCGAGGAACGGCACGGGGGAAATCATCAACTTGAGGTCAAATTCAGCGTTGTAAGCACCTTGTTGGACTGACGGCTGGGCAAAAGAGCCAGAGTAGTCAGACCACTGAGCGTTCACAAACTGTGCGCCCTGGACGGGAACAGTTACTGAGGAAACACCACCAGAGGCTTGTTGACTGTTAGCAATCAACGCAGCCATTAGTGGCGTAGAGTTATACAGTTGGACAACCAGTTTAGGAATGAACGCACGTCTTGTGACGTAGGTTAATTCTGTAAACTGACTTGACCCTGTTTGAGGCAGAATACCGCCACCAATAGCCATAGTTAGCTCCTTAAAGACGGGCATCTCTGCCCAAACAAATTACACCCTCTTTTACAAACCGATAGGACGTGTGGGTTTCCGCAAATCTGCGAAAGCACGCACGGCCTCTTGCTGTGCTGCACCTCTGGGGTCTTTCCAATACTTGCCAAGATCAAACTGGCGAATAGCACTGGGGTTGTACCCTGTAGGCGTAGGCTTTGCAGCTTGTTTCATCCAGTTGTAGTGCTCTGCAGCCGTCTCATGGTCTGCAATGCGTTTCTCCAACATTAACTTTTCAACTTCTGGCATCTCGTCTTCAGAAACCAAACCTTTTTTCACGACTTTACGTCTGATGTTTTCAAGGTTTTCTACTGCTTCACGCTGTGCAAACTTGGCCTTGAGAGCTTCGTTTTCTGAACGCATCTGGTGAAGTGCAGAATTGGTGTTGTCCTCAATGTCGAGTTCTGGCACGTTTAGACCAGGACGAATTTTTTTTGTCAACCGCAATATATCCTTGCGTGTTTCTGGCGTGTCAGCGAGTTGCTGCATTAGGCCAGCAAGCTCGTCTCTTTGTTCAAGTGACAGGTTTTCTAAAGACATTTTGTTACCCTCTTACCGTGTTAGATTACTTTTTTGCCATCAGCTGGCTTTTCAACTCTCATGCCGTTCATGGCTGCTTTTGTAGCACCTGACAAGCCACCGAATTGAGAATAACGAGGCGTGTTAATCACGACACCGTTTTTTTGATTGTTGTCTGTGGGTCTGCGAGGTGTAGACGAACCTCTGGGCTTAAATAAATCCATTTGTCGCTCCTATTACATTGGGGGGGGCATACCACCGCCAGGAGGAGGAGGCATACCTGGAGGCATACCGCCACCAGGAGGTGGGGGGGGTGGAGGCATTCCACCACCAGGAGGAGGTGTCATACCAGGAAGGGGTGCAGCTGCAAGTGCTTTACTCTCTGGAGTAGCACCGCCAGCTTGAGGTAGAGACTGTAGCATCTGGATTATTTCAGACTGCTGCAGCTCGTTTGTTTTGTTTTTGCGTGGACCAAGCACTTTGTTCAGCGTAGAGATGGCTGTTAATATGGACTTGCCTTCTTCTGAGTCTGAACCAATAGAGGCCAAGGACTGCTCTAGCAAGTCTTGCGCCATTCCAAGGTTGATCATTGCTGCCTGTTTAGAACCCATCTTAGGTTCTGGGGTAGACATAGGCGAACCCATAGGAGGAGTTTCTGCGTCAGGCGGGGCTGAACCCATACCAGCAGATGTAGGCAATACAGGTGGAGGTGCGCCAGCTGACCGTGGGCCACCCATTAACTCCATCAATTTGTCTTGCGGAACACTCATTTATTTCTCCTTGCCCTAGTTTGTAACCACTTACAAACTTTCTGTCAAGTATGGGTGGGAGGTATTTAGCGACATACCCCCCAATGTCGGTTCGTTTCAGAGGTTACCCTCCAAAATTACTTACGCTTATGTTTACGAGCTTTACGCATGGCAATCTCCTGAACAAGCGGTTTCTCGATAAGGGGAGAAACCATACCCTCTTCCTTTGCAAAGAAGTCTTTACCGTCTAGTCTTACGACCACGTTTGTGTGCTTTATACATACTAATCCCCTGTTAAGTTCTGGCGTAAGACCGTTGTGTCCTACCACCAGATGAGTTTTTAACACCAGTCTGACGGTATGTCAAACCAGGTCCTGACGATTCCCGTTTCAGAGTATCAGAGCTGACTCTGGGTTGATCTGCACGGGGTTGAGTTTGTGGTCCACCCACATTCTTTGTTGCCATGATTAACCTACCTTTTTGAGTTCAGGTTTCTCTTTATGAGATGGAGGAGCTGGGGGTTGCCCAGCTTGCTTTGCCTCCATGCGCTTGAGACGAGACTTCAATTCTTCTTTCATGGGTGGTTCGATCAAGTCCAACAAGGACTCTTTGTCGATCACTCCAGCCTTGAAGAGGTTGAAAGCCATCTGTCTGTTGTCTTCCATGAAGATGGGGGAGTTGCTGTGAGCATCCACTTTCACTGTAAAGTTACTGGTGAACTGCTCTGCAATAAACGTGTGGCCTTGCGTGTCTTTGAACCTTGTATCGTCATAAAGCTGCATACATTTGAGGTATAGAGTTGCCAATTTCTCTAGACTGTCCTCAATAACTAATGCCCGCTTTTTCGTTCTAGAAGAACCTAGACGAGCCAGTTGACTTGCATGACCCGCTGACCTCACCCCAGCTTCACCCTTGCCTGAAAGGACGTTACCAATACCGCTGGCCTCCTCAAACATAGCATCTACTTCTTTAATTTCTGTAAATAGATCAGGTGGCATATTTGGGGCCATCTTCTCTACTTTTGCATTGGGCATATCTGTAGAGAGTAAGCCACCCGCACGATTCAGCGCAAAGTTCTTTTCGTCCAGAATGCCTGTAAATCCAATCAAGGCCGTGGGTGGGCTGACCTGTTTGGACAACAAATCAAGAATCTCGCTCATGCGTCTGTTACGCAGCTGCTGCAAGTACACCAGGCGCTGCACCTCAGACGCACCCCAGTAGTAATCGTAGAGCGGGTTGGGGCACAGCTGGACAAACGGGAGTTCACCCTTCATGAACAGGGACTCGCCTGGACGATCATAGATGATCACGTCAGGGTCTGCCTTTGTGACCACACGGTAGTCCGCTAGTTCATCATCCCATATCCACAACTCGGTCATCTCGACCGTATCTTCTGACACCTCGGCTTTGTATCTGTTGCCACCTGACAAGTCTAGGTTCACGTTACCGTACATGGTAGGGTTAGACTGGGAGAGAATTATCCTCTCTAGGCCACTGGCAATTTCTGTCCGCTCGTGTGGCATAGAGCCAACACGGTTTACAATTTCTTCCCGTCTGGGGTGCGAGTAAAGGCGTGCGTACAACTCAGACTTGGTGATGTAGTATTTTTGGATCAACGCCTCTTGTCGGTCAGTGTAGGTGATGTCTTCACGCAACACGCCAACGCTGCCTGGTTCAACCATGTACGGGTGAATCCCGTTGTTCATGATCAACTTGACGTAACTTGTACCGTAGACCAGTGACCAGGTAGTGGCAGTAGAGAACACCTGGTCAGCGTTAGAGTTGAGCCACTCGTCATTGAGTGCCTTGGTGAGCACTGGGACTTTCTGGTGTTCGTTCTCAGGAATAGACGCACCCAAGTTGATGCTGAACCTGGTGGTTTCTGCTGAGTAGAGAAACGAGGTTAACTGGTCTAAGTGCGGAAAGATTTTGTTGTAGAGGGCTGGGGCTTCATCAGGCCCGTTGCCAAACAAGTACCAGTTTCTCAGAGATGCGTAGTCAACCTTGCGAGAGCCTATAGAGACTTCACATTTGTAGATGACGTCCTTAAAGAACTCATCACGATCTAGCGCATTCTTGGGTATCTTCATGTTTGTACTTTCAGACCCTCGTGATCAACCATTGTCCCAGCACCCGCCTTGGGTGGTGTGAATTGTCCTATATCTCGGGGCATAATGGAAACAGATTCGTCTTTTACGGCCTTAAATTGCCCGCCCATCACAGATTTAAGGTTGATATTACCACCATTGCCCCACATAACGCTATCCCCAGGGCGTGGTTCTTTCTTTTGTTCTGCCATGCGCTTGTTGTTAACCTCCATAGCCTCTGTAGCCTGGGCAAACTCCTTGTCTGACAGCTTATTCTTGCGTTTTAGGTAGCCAGACTGGTGTTCACCCGCTCTGGTGGACTTAATATCGGTCATATCAAAGTCCATAGCCAGCTGTTGGAGGTTTTTGTCTGTTTTTGTAGTCTTGGAAGACTTTATAGCCACTGGTTGAAGAAAAACCACAGATAAAGCGGCATTGCAGCCTTTTATTGGGCATTTGGCCTCTCTAGACTCAAATACACCGTGCGATTCGCAAAAATAGTCCTTTAAAACACCCATATCACCCCCTTTTTGACAAAATATCGTTGAAATTACTGTAATCGTGCCTGTTTACAGACCCTAATTTGATCTTTGCTGCCCCGCTTGACAGGTCAATCTTGAGCTGGGACACCATAGGAACAACTGGTTCTTTCCTAAAATCCACATATCTGTGCCCAGAATACTTACGCATGACCTTCACTCTACCCGTTTTCCAGATCGCATAAGCCCTGTTTACCCGCTTTTGGGTGTACTCGGTCAGCGGTCTAGTCTCTCTGACAAACACTTCTTCCATGTGCAGCTTGGATAAACCCGCCAATTCACCAAATAGTTCAATAGAAATGCCCCTGTCTTTGTCTTTAAAGAACAGTTTTATCTCTTTCATGAGCTGTTGTTTGCTAAGAGCGTGCGTCTTTTCCACCGTAGACTCCGATCATCTTCAAGTAGTTGGAGACATTCTTGCCAACTGCAAGCTGCTCTGGCGTGTACTCGTCTTGTTTC